ATCTGCTGGTCAAAGGTTCGCTGCTATTGCTGATATGCAAGTTGGCGATGGTAATCAAGCAGCAGCTGTTGGAACTACAGTTGCGTTATTGGAACGTGGTTCAAGAGTAATGTCAGCTATTCATAAAAGATGTTACGCAGCCATGAAAGATGAATTTAAATTATTGGCTAAAGTTGTTTCACAATATTTACCACCAGAATATCCATACGACGTTGTCGGTGGAGCACGGAACATTAAACAAGCTGACTTTGATGATAGAATAGATGTAGTACCAGTAGCAGATCCTAATATATTTTCTATGTCTCAGAGAATTAGTTTAGCACAAACACAGTTACAACTTGCAACAAGTAATCCACAGATACACAATCTATACCAAGTATATCGAAATATGTATGAAGCAATTGGTGTTAAAAATGTAGACGCAGTTTTACCACCACCAGCTCCAAATAATCCTATGGATCCAAGTATGGAACACATCAATGCTTTGAATGGCAAACCTTTCCAA